AGACCATGCTCTATTGTTATAGTCGAGTCTACTGCATCTGGTGTTGGTAACGAGTTCCATCATCTCTGGAATGCGGCTGTATCTGGCGATAACGACTTTAGGGCTGTGTTCATTCCTTGGATGGTAGACGACCAGCACTTAAAGAAATTCAGGAACGCACAAGAACGAGACACCTGGCGCGAAAGATATCTCGACACAGACGATGATCTCATATCTCGCATGAATCACTACGGGCTAAGCCTGGCCCAAACCTACTGGTACTGGTGGTATCGCAAGAATAAACTCCATGGCGACGACTTACTTATGCAGCAAGAGTTTCCTTGTGATGCCCTTGAATGCTTTATCTCTTCCGGCTCACCAGTGTTCTCGCCGCGCCAATTGGTAGACTACAAGAAGGGCGTAATTAAGGGCAAAAGATATGACGCAAGGAAACCCTGGACCGATTTTGCTGAATTTACTAAAGAACCCGATAAGATCGAGCCCTACCGGGATGCTTACGTTGAAATCTGGAACACGCCTGCAACCGGTAGAAAATATATTATATCGGCAGACACTGCCGAAGGCGTTGACGGCGGCGATTACTCTTGCGCGTATATCTTCGATGCTCTCAAACAAACCCCTGTTGCGGTGGTGCATGGCCGAATTGAGCCTCACGAGTACGCTCGTCTACTTGCTAAGCTTGGAGTTGCCTATAACCACGCCCTCATTGCTCCTGAAATTCACGGAGTTGGCATTGCCCTGCTCGCGAAACTACGAGACATATACCACAACATCTATCAATGGAAAGTCTTCGACGGACACGCCATAGTCGATACGAATAAATTAGGCTGGGAGACGAATATATCTTCCCGCAAGATCATGATCACGAACGCTAAATATAACTGGTCAAATAGTGTAAGCACGCCGCATTTTATTCCTGATGAGTTCTTGCTTGAAGAGATCCAGCGATTTGTCTACACCGGCTTAGACATGAAAGCGCAAGCAGGCGCAGGCTTCCATGACGATAGAGTTATGGCCTGGATGATTGGCCTAATAGTCTGCGCCCAGGAATCTCAGTATCTAGATATGCCTGGTGTTTTAAAGGCAGATGATATTTACGGCGGCTCTATGAATCTATCTCAGGACGAGTTGATAAAGTCGCGTACATCGACTAACTTTATGACTGGTGAAACTCTCAGCGCATCAGAAGATTGGGAGTATGCAGATTACGGCCCCAGTTCTTTTGGAGAAAGTGACGACTATGACCTCTGGTAAGACCCCCTTTCCTAGCCCGCAAGAACGAGCCGCCGCGATGGCAGCCATAAAAGACAACGCCGTCCAGCCGATATCACCTATACCCGGAAGACCAGACGCCAAGGCAACCCCAAAGAGTGTCGCTGTCGAGCGCAGAGATATCTCGTTCTACGATCCAAAGCTTGGCGGCCCGGGATTTGAAGACTACACCAACCAGCTTGAGAAGCTACTCAAGCACTATATAGGCGAGACTAGCTATCAAAGAGTTCTAGAACTAGCACGCGGGCACGGACATGCGCACGCGCTGCACTTTTTCAAAGAGCGGTTATATCTCGCCTTCGAGTCCTGGGATTTCGACGCGGTTAACGCTGTCCGAGAGAAGCGTAAGCCTGAAGACAGCAAAGCCTCTGACGTAACACAGGCACAATTAATCGAGCTAATCTCGTATCCGTTATGGGAGAAACTCTGCGATAAAGCTAGAGAGCAGGACGTGAGTAATCTAGCCGCGCTTAAAGCTGGAGTGGCTATGGCGCTCTCAAAGCACGCTTTTTAAATATGGAAATCATCGTACCCGTATTATTTCTTACTGCATTTGTAGCGCTAACGGCTACGATATGTGCGGTATTTTGCGCACTCGTAGGGGGTTGCCTTGCATACCAATACGGTATTAAACTCCGAGATTACAAACCAAGGGGTTTCTTGATTGGAGATATAAACTCTGGCGTGTATAAGCTAATACAACGACAAGACGGGGACTACGAAGTAGTTGTGAATAATCCAGAGGAAGATGCCGCCGTGGAAGACCCGGCTATGGACGAGGAAGCATTTAACCAGTGGATGTTCGGTACTACGAGCAAGAGGCGCTAGAGCTAGCGGCTAACTATAATTTCGAGTCTAAAAATTCAGGAAGAGAAGACTGGGAAAAAGACGGGTTTGAGACCTATGAAGCCTACGAAGAGTATTTCGTAAAGCTCGTTGGTGATTTATACGACGAATCTAGAACAGCCTGGAAAGACATAAAGCGCCGCTGGATGTGGGCGGATAAACGCCTGGAGATTCGCGATAGCGATGTGAACGGAGTGGGCTCATCGCCTACTAGATCTCGATTGCCTATCGTGCATCATGCTATCGAAGAGGCGGTGTCATGCCTGGTTGAGAATTTACCCAGGCCTAGTGTTGCATCAAGACAGGCGGCTCAGGATGACTTTGCATCAGGGCTTACTTACTTTATGCAAGAAGCTATGGATCAAAACGATTTCGATTTGCTCATGGGTAAGAACATCTGGAATCAAAAGCGATTATTCCTGGGTGTCATGAAGACCACTATGGACATGGGACGAACAGGGCCTTTGGGTAAGCAAGGGCGTATAGTAATTAAGAACGTTGACCCCCGCTATGTTTGGTTTGATCCGTATGCAAGATCCTATCGCTGGGAAGATATGCGATATCTCATCGTTGCGGAACCATATGATCTCACGGATATACGCGAGACCTATCCAGGCCGCGGCGAGTCTGTCACTCCAGAGCAGGCCTACTCAGATAGGCGAGATGGACAAGACCCAGAAGAAGATATTAGTGGCTCTTCTCAGTGGTGGTCTCCTATGGGTAGACCAGATGGAGGTTTTGTTATTGGGCAGCGGCAGCGTGCGCTTGTTAAAGAACTATGGCTGCGCGACGACTCTAGAGAGTTTATACCTGCGCAAGACGATAATGGAGACGTTCTGTACGATTCTAACGGAGAGCCTATTGGTGAGTGGGTTCGCCGGTATCCGGCTGGACGATGCCTCATTGTGGCAGGGCAAACGCTACTTGCAGATTTCGCAAATCCCTACCATCACAAGCAACCGCCTTACGTATTCTTTCCATCCAGGCTGGCATCTCGACTTATGGCACACAGCGATCTCGAAGTGCTTTGCCGTATAGAAGACAAGATCAATGTCATACACACAGATCTGCTTAAGAACGCCCGGGTAAACATGAATGCGCCGTGGGTCACAGACACTAAGACATTTCCTTCGAGAGAGCTATACAAGAAACTCACCAGTACGCCTGGTGAAGTTATTATCACCAACCCGGGTACGCGACTAGAGAGACTGCCTCCAGGCGAGATTCCATCTTTTGTACTTCCATTGCTCGATTGGCTACAAGAAATGTTCGACGACGTTCTTGGCATTCAAGCAATCATGCGAGGGCAGTTACAGAAAGGGTCTCAAGTCAGCGCCGCTACCGTGGATGCGCTTCAAGGAACGGCGACTTCGAGAATGCGGCTCAAGGCTCGATTACTTGAACAGGGTCTACGAGATCTTGGATTCCAGATGCACTGGCTTATCAGACAGTTCTATGGTCCCGGCCCAGGCGAACCGGCTCAGACATTCAACATCATAGATCCGGCTACGCAAAAACAGATCCCGATTCAATGGGACCCGGATAACGCAAACGGTGATTACTCTATTCAGATACAGTCTGGGAGTAGCCTGCCTGGCGCTAAACAGGGCGCAGCACAGCAAGCCTTAGTTCTCTACCAGAACAACTTGATAGATAGAAAAGCAGCGCTGGCAATTATCGGAATACCCAATGCGGCGGCTATCGATAAGCGCATGGCTGATATAGAAGCGGCTATCTTCGAGGCTGAATTAACGGCAGGCAAATCTCGCAAAGGCCCTGGTAGGCCAAGAGAAAAAATGGACGGCCAGCCCGGTAGAAAACCAGGTTTAACATCGCCCGATATGCAATTGTGAGGTAAGTAAAATGGCGGCACCGACAGCAGTAAAACTACGAGTGCAGGTCTGGGTGGGCTGGGGCGACACTGACGGGTCAACCGAGAATATCTTGAACTTCACCGAGGCGAGCTCTACGACTGGTAATATGGGGCAGAGCTTTAACAAAAAGTACGCAGCGTCTGCATCTGACCAGCAGATAGATCTATCTACGTTCTGCACTACTGCAACCTGGATTTACTTGAGAGACCTGGGCGGGACCGGCTTAAACGTTGCGCTTGATGCCACTGCGACAGCTAAGTTTCAGATTGCAGCGAACGGATTTTTGCTATTTAAAAACAGAAACGCGACACCACCGACTTTGTTTATAACCAATCCAAGCGGCGCAGCATCAGCGTATGCAGAAGTAGGCATACTCGGATCGCAGAGCTAGGTGGCGTTTTAAGCTACATCTTGTAATACTGTACTTACCTTTGAATCTATGATATCTACTGACTTGTGTAATGCAGAAGTCAAAGGTATGCACTATGGATTATTCAATGATGCAAGGCCCGCCAATGGCACCAGGAGTAGCTAATGCCGCACAAGGGCAGCCGAGCGCCGCTAACCCGGGCGGATTGAATAACCATTCATGGGAAGCCTATTTGCAGAGTTTCCAAAAAGTAGACCTCGCTATACGCGGACTGCGTGCACAAACTCTTATGACGCTACCTGGCGCAGGGAAGATTGCGACCGGCTTAGACAAGCTGGCGTATGACTTAGGGCGCCTTCGTGGTGACGCGGAACAGAACTACGCGCAAGAACAGAGCAACCAGATGGCTCAGCAGGCTGCTCAAATGATGTCCCAAGGATAAGGAAAGCTATGCCACGTAACGGATACGACCTCGAAGAATTAGAGAACATGGACATCGAAGACGATGAGCCAGAGCTATCTAGCGATGATAGCGACGAGTTTGATGCGGGCAGCGGCGGTGGCAGCGCGGGGGAAACACCTGCCACCACGACTGCATCACCAGCGGAAGAAGTGCCGACATGGGCGAAGTCTATACAAGAGAACGTAAATATTCTCGGCGGTATGGTGAGCCAGCTATACGGCGGATATACGCAAACCACAAATAAACAATACGAACAAACCCAGACTAGCCAGCCTAGACCAGACCAGTTACCTGATGACCACCCGCTTGTACGACTTGAGAAGCTTGAACGAGACAACGCCACGTTGCGCGGTCTTCACGTTGAAGTGCACCAGTCTTTCAAGAACAGGGAAGCCGAACGCTTTGCACATGCCGAGAGACAGCTTGCCCAGGAGTTCGGTGGGGATTTCGATAAAGTTGTTCCGCCTGAAGATCGGCAGAGAATCCTGCAATCGTTTCTCAACGACGCCGACAGGCTTGATAGAAATTCTCTTGAGATGAAGTATGCCTTTGGTAAACAGGGGTGGCAGACACAACTGCAAACCCTATTCACTAGCAGGCACTACAAAGAACTCAAGCAGAGAGAAGCAGACGAGGTAGCGCGTAAACGTGAACAACGCGAGCGTGAAACCAAGAATGTGAGCCGCATCCCTTCTGGCGGCTCCGTCCACCAAGAGCGGGCTGCAAAACCGAAGACCGGTACTTCTGTTCGACGTGGCTATACCGATGCGGTACGGCAAGCGAAGGAAGACTGGGAAGCCTTGATGGGAGGTTAATAACCAATGGCTTTCACGCTTACCTATAAGAATATCGATTCGACCACGGAGAAGTATTTCATTCCGAAGTTGATCGATAACTTCTTTCTGAGTTCAGCTTTGCTTTATAAGCTCAAGCAGAACGAAGATCCCGTCGATGGCGGGGAACGGATCATGCAGCCTATCTCATATACCAGCCATCCAAACGCTGGTGCATGGCCTGGTAAGGCTGGTACGTTGCGGACCACATACGTAGAGCACATCACAGCGGCCGAGTTTTACTGGTCGAATTATTACTGCGATGTGACCCTGCCGGAAACTGAGTTGCTTAGAAACTCTGGTTCGGGCACTAAGGTTATTGACCTGCTCAAAGCTCAGATGGAACTCGCAGAAGAATCTCTGCGCGACACTATGGGCACTCACGTATACGGCTCAAACACTGTAGCCTCTGACGGTTCAAGAGTATTGAACGGTCTGCAATCCGTGATAACTGTAGCCTCAGACCCCTCTGGGGGTTCTTATGGTGGTATCACCCGCGTAGGCGCTACCGCTTCGACCAAAGCTTCGCCTACTGGCAATGCCTTCTGGAATAGCAATACCGTTGCTATTAACGCAGGCACTTACACAGGCTGGCGCGGTACGTTCACCTTCTCTAACGCTGACACGATCTTAGATCTCACCAGAATGGAGATGATGTTCCTAGCTTGCAGTGCTAACAACGAGTCGCCCGACTTGATTGTTATGCACCCAACGCTGTACCAGAAATTCTGGGGACTTCAACAGGCTATGCAGCGTACAGCGTCTGACAACGAACTTGGCCGCGTAGGCTTCAAGTATCTCTTGTTTAACGGCGTACCTGTGGTTACCGATGACAACATCGACGCAGCCACCCGGGTGTACTTCTTGAACACCAAGCACTTGTTCTTGCGTCCTCACAGACAATCGAACTTCGTCACCACACCTTTCCAGAACATGCCTAACCAGCGTATGCGGGTTAAGTTCATCTACTGGGATGGACAGATGACTTGTGACCGCCCGAACCTGCAAGGGGTTCTTACTGCTGTGACGCCTGCCTAACGGCTTGCCGTAAGTCACGCTTTCAAAAGGAGAATCAAAATGGCTTTCGGAGCACAAGGAACTGCATTCATTGACCAGGTCACTGATATCAGTGCAACGCAGTTATACCCAATGCGGACTCGCCGTCATGAGAATGGCGTAGATTATATCTATGTCCAGGCTGATGATGCGATCACGCAGTATCACGCTTGCTCGATTGACTTCGCAGCTTCAACCACTGGTAATAAAGTCAGGCCAGCTACTGACACCACGGACTTTGTCCAAGGTGTCGCACAAGTAGCTGTCACTGATGAATATTACTTCTGGCTTGCGACTCGCGGAGTGGTCACTTGCATTATCGGAGCTACAGCGGTGGCGGGCAATCCGTTATCTGCTACTGCCGCCGATGGTGTGCTTGATCTTGGCGGTGCCAACGATGCGCGAGTGCATGTCTGCGGCGTTGCGCTACAAAATGGCGCAGCAGGCCCAGTGTCTAAGCTAATCCAACTCGGGATGTAATCTCACAGGGGGTTTGATATGAACCTCCGGGAGATGATTCTCGAAGTTCGATCAGCAATCGATGATCAGTCCGCTCGCATGTGGACTGATACCGAGATAACTAGATGGCTCAACCAAGCGGTAAGGATCATGTGTTCCACAGCCTTACCGCTTCAGGCTGTCTATAGCACTACGACTACGGCAAGCATACAAGAATATGTCTTACCTGAAGATGTGGTGCGCGTGTACTCTGTCGGATTTTATAACGGCATAGTCTACTGGCTTAGACCGGCAGACTTTGCGCAAGCACAACCCGGTACGTTAATTACCGGGATACCGTCTTCGTTTTATCTCAAGAACAGAACAACCCAGCTAGCGCCACAGACATCTACAGGGATAACACCCGCGGCTCAAGATGCTAACAACCCGACTGCGCCTAGGATAATTCTAGGCTTACTACCAGTGCCATCAAGCGCCAGCACCCTACTGGTCTATTACTTTTCAAGGCACACGCTTTTAAACGTAGACACGCAAGAGCCACAGATACCAGAAGAATTTCATGATGGTATTTGCGCTTACGCTATCGGCAAAGCAAAAGAGAAAGACCTGGCTTACGAAGAAGGTCAGCTTTTCTTACAGAGATTTAGAGACCATACAGAGGCCCTAAAGAACTCGACGTTCTTAGACGGGCAAGACTTAGCTTTCCCGCACGTGACCAATCCTGGGGAGGCTGACTACACCAGTCTGGATATGGACGCGAGGTTTATCTTGCCGTCATGACGAGAACTCCGACTCTTAAATCTGCCCTTGATGACGCGCTCCAGATTGTGCGCGTTGATAGTTTTCATGGCGGCTTGCACTCAGATGCTGATCCGTTAGATCTCGAATTAAACGAGTCGCCTGATTGTCAGAACGTGAAGATCTCTAAGACGGGCGCTGTTATAGGTAGGCAAGGGTTCTATCAAATGAGTTCGACTGCGGCTAACGCGGACGGAATAGCTTTTCTATATGACGACAACGGCAATACAGCAATGGCTCTCTGGGCTAACGGTAATCTTTACCGCGTTATTCTGAGCATCCCTGTACTGACTGCTGCTGCTGTGTATACTGCCGGTCGCCGCATTGCACATACTACTCTTAACAATATTCTCTACTACTCAGATGGGCTCGTCCCCCTTAGGCAATGGGACCCAGCCACTGGAATAGAGCAGGCTGTTGCTAATACTTCTACTGCCGCGGGTAACGTAAATCCACCTGCGGCTAATGTCTTGTGCACATACAACGGAGCTATACTCGCCGGAAACTGTATAACAACCGGCGTACTAGAGCCCTCTGGCTTGCGCTGGTCTGATACGAACAATCCGAATAGCTGGATCGGGACGAATATATATCAAGTCGGTCAGGGCCAAGGCGGATATATAAACTCAATGGTGCCCTTCGGGATATCTTCCGTAGGCGTATCTCCGTTCAAAGCTTTATTCGTAGGCAAATCTCAGAACGGATGCTACGCATTATCAGGGCCCCTCTCTGGGCTCTCAGAAGCGCTGTTAAATATCACGGCTGGTGTCCGTGATGGTGCTACCGTAAAGTACGTACCTGGACCCTCCGGTGGGGGTGCTGTGATGTTTCTAGGTACAGACTTCTCTGTCTGGTATACAAACGGTGTTGAGTCTGGACAGATCTCTCAGAAATTCCAGCAAGAATTATCCGATTATCTGACCTATGTACTGACGCTAAACAACAGGCAGAAGTTCACCGCGGCTCTTAACTCGCAAGATAATCAATACATTCTCGACGTTGGCTTAAATAGGCAATACGTCTACGATTATGGGCACAAAGCCTGGACTAGATATGCAGGCTGGACTTCTGGGTACTGGTGCCAGGCTGTAGATAGCGTAGGCGCACCACAGTTATGGGTAGCTGATACTACTAATGCCAAGCTCAATTTAATAGGCGGCACCACAGATAACGGGACGGCTATAGCCCCGTACTGGAACACGCCGTACATACATGGCGGGTCGCCTACTCAATGGAAGTCCTGGAAGTTTGTCGTAGTTGAATACGCTACTGATAATACAGGGCTGGGTGTGTACTCAATAGTGAATAATGCGGCTGGTGATTTCGACTACGTAACTATCGATGCGCCCGGGGTTGCCGTAACAGATGGTGGTTTAGACTGGACTATAGACGACTGGGACGAAGCAAATTGGGGCACAACTAGCCTACCTACCGCTTATACTGTTTATACAAAACGTACCCGCCTGGCTCACGCCAACACAAACCTTCCGAGTAATTCACTTCAAGGGCAGAACAATCAGCTAAGAATCACCCAGACAACTTCTGGTCAGCATTTCGAGCTTCACTCTCTTGAGTTGCAATTTATATCTCGCGGGAAACAACAGGTGGGTAGATGAGCACTCTCTCAATCACGAATACTTTTGTAGCTAATACGCTAGCTCAAGCCGCGCAGGTTAATCAGAACTTTGCCGATGTTGTGACATGGGCGAATGGCAATATCTCAAACAACAATATACTGGGCGCAGCGAACATCGCGCTGAGCAAGCTAGATAAAACAGCACAGTTCTTAGTGCTTATGGCGACCGGGAATCTTACCATTGGATCTGGTCGTACCGGCGATACACAACCGAGAGTCACGCAAACATCAGACGGTGAATTAAAGTTTGGAGTTGGTAGCGCTACTGCACCTGATACCATGTTTGCCAGAACAGCAGCGCAGGTTGTGGCTTTAACCGATACCGCTGGTACTGTATTTGGCACCCTTCATCTGGGTGGTCTCAAGCTTCAAAGCTCCACCAGTATCGCCACTGTCGGTATTAACACTAATTATGCGGGCAGTAAAACTATTGGTATCAATACCAAGAACGCATCTTCCACAGAAGCCATCATTCCAGTGCTCTCTACAGATAAAGAGATCCATGGCTTTTTTATCAACCGAAATAATACAGCCGGTGCATATATTCTGGCGCAACCCGCTGGGCTTGGCGGTGTCGCGTGGGGGGACCGCTTAGTTCTCTCGGGTAATTACAATTCGCTCGGTGATTATACAGAACCCAGCTTTTTAAACGGTACTTTGTTTTCGCCAGGCGGTAGGCTGTGTCTTACTACTGGATTACCGGTAGGCGATGGCAGTGCTACTTACGGTCTGTACTACACGCCGTTCTATCACAACCAAATTGCATTACCGGATACAGACGGCAACATCTGGATTGGAGAGTTCACAGAGCTTACTGTTACGGTAAACCCAGCATTCACTACTGCAAGCCTTCCATACGATATCTTTATCTCTCTTAGCTCAAGCACACCAACTCTGTCGTATACCGCGTGGAGTAGTACAACAACTCGGTTAACCAACCTGGTCTACCATTCAAATGGCTACTGGTATCCAAATGGCAATAAAGCCAAACTCTATCTTGGCACGGTCCACCTGGATGGGTCTAAACAAATGAATGACATTCCGTCACAACGGTGTGTCTACAACTTCTATAATCGTGTACCAAAGTCGCTTTACGCTGAAGATACTACCGCGTCTTGGACCTACAACACAGCTACATGGCGTGCAGCTAATGGATCTTCGACAGTAGGCGTGGCTCGCACCGAGTTTGTACTAGGCTTTGCTGACACTATGGTCAAAGCTAGTTATCATGCTACTTATACCAATACCGCTGCTGCATCAAACAGTGTTGCCGGTATCGCACTAGATAGCACCACCGTTCCTTACGCAAGTGCCGCTGTGCATAACGGTCAAGCAGCGTTGCGTCAGCACACGGTTGTGGACTACCAAGGCTTCCCGGCTGTCGGATATCACTACATTCAGAACATGGAGATACGTGATACCAACTCTGCTACTAACACTTGGTACGGAACACATCCGACTACAGCTACACAAGAAGCCAAGCAAGTCGGCTGGCTGTATATCTAAGGAGATAAGTAATGCCACCACCACTAGGACCATTACCAGGAGGCGCTACCGCGACAGGTGCTGGCGCTGGCACTGCTGCTAGCGGTGGCCTAGGTTTCGCTCCTGAAGGTTTCGACAATCTACTGACTGCGCAGTATTACTCCGGTAATACACAGACGCAGACGCAGCAAAATCAGACTGGTGCACAGAACCAGAATAATATGAATGCGTACACCGATGCGCAGCGGGCCTTGCAAGGCCAGGCGCTAGGGGGTTACCAGGGATTACTTCAAGGCGGGCAGATACCGACAAACTTTGGAGTGCCTCAGAATGTCATTGATCAATACGTTGCGAACTACAATAAATATGTCGCACCTAATAGGGCCTATCAGTATGGCGAAGGCTCGCCAACTATCTCGACGGGCTTACAAGAAGGGCTTGCGAATCTCTTAGCGCAGGGTTCTCAAAACCAATTGTCTAACTATATGGGCGCTATCAATGGCGCTGCGGCGACAGCTTTTAATCCTGTGGGTCAAAGCCAGAATCAGACTTCGCTGACTGGAATGACAGGCGATCAGAATACACACCAAAGCGGCTATCAAGTTAATGCCGATGCAGGAGGTTTGCTCGCTCGTTTGGTGGGCATGTTTCTCTAGTGGACTACCTGGATCACCCAGCCCAACTCCTAGCCCTCCAGGCAATCCAACTGGAGGAAGCCCGCCAACTGGAGGAAGCAACCCGCCAGGCGGAAGCGCTTCTTCTGGGGGTAGCCCAGGCCAAGGGTCTGGCGCCGGGGGAAATCCGTTTGCCGGTCCTACCCAAACTCAATCCCAATCAGTCTCAGTATCAAATAACGCAAACGGCGATAACGCTGCCTACAATCAAGCGTACGGGCAATACCTTCAAGACTATGGGAAGTGGGCCCAGAGTGTAAATCAACCAGCGGCGGCCGCGCAGTACACTCCACAGGGTGCGCCATCTAATGCGGCATACTACGGCGGTTCGGTTAGCGCCGGGTACACGCCATGGGTAACTAGCTCTGGATCACCTTTAATATTCGGTGGACCGGTAGCTACTCTTGGCGGCGGTGGCGGTGGCGGTGGCGGCGGGTACGACGACTATGGCGGTGGTGAAGGTAGCCAGACTCCTAGCCCAGGGTATGCGGGCAACAGTGGCGGTAGTAATAGCTTCGGCACTAACAGTGGTGGCTCTAATAGCTTCGGCACTAACGCCCCTTATGTTGGCTATAACAATCCAGCCACAACAGCATTTAGCACACCATATGATCAATACGGTCTAGGTAATCCAACGGGTGTCTATCAGCATCAGGCGCCATACGCTGGATTGTCAGACGCAGTAAGGCGTGAGCGCCAAGCAATGGAGCCGGATACACACTCTGGCATATGGGCGCCATCTAACTCGTATATCCCAATGCCAAATCAGAATACGCCAGGCTCTTGGACCGAGGACGGGATGCCGGTTACAAAGACCGGAAGTGGTGAGCTCTACGGACTGAGATCTATTCAGCCCGGGACAGCCTACGCGATGGGTGGTGCAGGCGGTGGATACGATTACTCTAATAGTAATAGCGATGGCGGTACATCTACTGGACTACCTCGACAAAACGTGGGTTACGGCAAAGGCTTGATGCCGCTTACCGACGCAGAGTTAGCTCAGTTATATCCAGACGAGGCTGCGCCCACACCAAGCGATCCGTGGGGTAGACGTGGTGGTCCTACAAGTATGAGCAATACAGCACCACCAGCTAAACATGGAACAGGCACAGGGCGAGCGATGCCTTTAGGCGGGCAGATGGCATCGGGTAGCTATAACCTGGGCGGTCAAGGCTTTGGTGGCGAACGTCCTTGGTTTGCGAATCAGCGAGTAGTTAGCCCGGTATACACTGGTGGTGATGCTTTTATTCCCGTAGATGGAAGCGGGGCGCCAGTATACGGATCAGTGAACCTTAGCTCGTCAGCGCTGCCGTGGTGGTTTAATCCCCTCTCTGCTGTTGATCGAGTTAGCGCCTGGCCAATACAACAAGCGCTTTCAAACTTTCTTTCTCCTGGCATTAGCAACCCGTTTGCCCGATACGGCGACGACATAAACCAATAATTCTGTCGTATCATACATTTGCGGCAAGGAGATCGAGTGATGCTAATAGGAAATGCTAGTTACAACGACTATAACTATCAGCCACCACAGCAACAGCCTGCGGCTATTCCGATAAGCTCTATCAAACAACCTGGAAACGGGATGATCTCAGCTATGCCTGGCGCGACCTGGGACATGTACTACAAAGTTCTAGGTGACCAGTCTCTTGCTCAAGGCGGAACTCTCGGCGCCGAGCTTAGCCGGGTAGCTGGTGACAAACTGAAAGGCCAGCTTATCAATCCCGTAATTGGTAATGATGGCACGATCATCAACCAGGGCACTGGCACTAACGTAATAAAGTTTGGTGGTGGTTATAACCCGATTACCGGCTTGCCGTATGCGACCGAGCAGGCTATCGCACAACAAACACCAATGCTTAAAGGCCAAGTCGGTGTTAACGCGCCTAGTTATACAGCGGGCGTACCCGCACTAGCGCCGCCTGTGCCTCCGATGCTTCAAGGTGGTGTCACTAATGTCAACGTGAATCAAGAGCAAAGCCAGAGCAATGATAGCGGTAGGGCGGCAGCCGTAGGCGAAGTGATCAAAGCTTTGCTAACAGGCAACGGTCCTATGCCGACAACTAACAACCCTGGGTTTATTCCGGTAAGTCCACCGCCTATGACTTCTTGGAACCCGCAAGGATTAATCGCACAAGCGCCGCCCAATACTACACAACCGTGGGCACCAAACTTTCAGCCACCTACTGCAACAGATGGTGGCGGCGGGGGTTACTCACCGCCCGTTTTCGCACCACCTCAAGTGGGTATACCGGCACCGACTGGACAGCCGGTAGCGCCACCACCACCTGCGCCAGCACCTATAACACCACCAAAGGCGCCGCTAAATCCACTCAGCCAAGTGCAGGGTAATGCGAAAACTTTCCAAGAAGGGTTGGATGAGATGAGTTACCCGCCGCCAAGCTTTGGCGCTCAAGGCATCGAGCAAGCTAGAGGCGCGGCTTATGCGCCTATCGATTACATCAAGAACGGGCAGATAGGCGAAGACATACGTAATAGAAACCTGGGACCGCCTGGGAGTTTTAAGCGAAGACTTATGCAAGCTGGTATGTCAGCGGCTCAAAGGAAGCAAGAAACTGATTATGAGCAAAAGGCTGTTCACCAGGCGGATGTAAACGCACAAGCAAATCGGTCGGCAGCCGAGCGCAATTACAGCGCTGAGATTCACCGAGAGGGTAATTACATGAATGCCCTCAATACCGCTAGCGATGCGCTATTAACAGACAAGCGAGCGCGAGAGTTAGCCGCTATAGAAGATCTTCGGCAAGACCAGAACGCTTTGTATAACATGCCTCGCGATGGCGAGTTAACTAAGAGACAAGTGGAGATCGCGATCAAGAAAATCCACAGGCAAGAAAAAGCTCTTGGTATACCAGAGACTCCCGAAGACGAACTGAGGGATAACGTCAACCCGGCTAAGCAGGCTCTATTTGACGCAGGTAAAGCGAAGCAATCGTTTCTCAAGGCGACTAGAGAGGCTCAGATTAAAGCGATAGAAGCCGAGTCTTACACTAAACAATGGCAGGCTTATACAGAGCCGACTAAGTTTAAGTTACTTCAAGCTTCTCTTGCTGGCAAAGAGATCATGAACGATCTCAATAAATCGTTTGGCAAGCCTATGAAAGAAGCGACGATACAACTACTGCTAACAAAGGCTGCAAGCATCCCGCATAACTCTCACGCTGCTGATGTGAAGAATGCGATAAGCGCTTTCGTTGCAGCGAACAACGCACGGATAAAAGCAGAGCAAGCGGCCGGGCAGGTGGGTATTGCCCAGGCAAGCATGGATCAGCTTAATGCCATCGCAAATTCTATGCAGGATTTTGGCGCGTCGATACAGCCAAGCATTCCAAATCCATACCAGATCCCGTCTATGTATACACCGGCGTATACACCGGCGTATACGCCAGCGCCAGTTAATAAACCAACATCCGCGCCTCAGGTATTAAGCAAGGAGTTGGGGGATTCTTTTGCGAGGAAAGCACGGGCATTATTGCCGACAGAAAAAGATGAATCGGTCGTTCTAAAAAAGGCAAAAGAGCTAGCAAAACAGGCAGGGTATTAAACTCTAATGGCAGACGATCCGTGGGCTGATGTAAAAATACCACCACCGTTAACTGGTACTGCGAAAACAGGGGCAGATCCAGGTACTACTGGAGCGGGTGCGGCAGATCCAACACCCGCCCCAGATACTGATCCGTGGGCTGATGTAAAAATACCACCACCTATTACGCCTAAAAAAATAGAGCTAGCTGGTGGTGGTAAATTCCCTGGCGTAAATCCTGGTGTTAAACACCAGACACCAACACTGCCAGGCTGGCTGTCGATACCGGCTATGCAGCAAACCCAGAAGTTTTTAGGGAGCGATCTCTGGCAGAAGCTTCCTGGGTTTCAACCGGCCGCGGCTGGCACATTCGATTCACCACAGCGCCAAGAAGCGCGTAATCAATGGGCTAAGTTCTTAGAGACACCCAGTGTAGAAGGTGCGCTTAAACCTCTAGCAGCGACACCGCGCAACATAGTGCCTGACTTACAACAGCAACTTGGTGGCATAGCCACGGTAACTTCAATGGCTGGCGAGGGGCTTCGCGGTTTACTACCAACGAAACACGCAGACTTATCTAAGCCAGAGAACCAGGCGCTGATGTTCCATCGTGTTATCGATCCATTTGGACTAACCTTTGACGACCCCTCGCATGGCACCAAAGGAATAGTCTCAGGCAAGACTCTCCCGGCTGCGGCAAACGTTGCTGGTGGTATCGCTGGCGGCCTGTACCATGACTATCGCGGGCTTGTTTCTCTAAACCCCGCCCTGTACCCATTGCTGTCATCCGAGTGGAATAAGGCAGCGGTAGCAGATCTATTTTCTAAAGCCACTGGCACGCCTGTGTCTCTAACAATGGAGACCGCGCCTGTGGGTAAAGTCGCAGGCAATGTACTTAAGGGTAGCGCCAGGATAGCGGGGCAAGCGGCGACCAAAGTATTCCCCGCAGAGGTTGCTGCGCTAAAAGCCGCTGGCAGTGCGGCTAAAGCTGAGTTGCAAAAAATCCCAATAATACAAGCGCAGATAAACTACGCTAAGCAAGACAAGCTCTTAAAGCAAATGCGGCAAGAGATTTTAAATCGTACTGTTAAGCACGAACGAGAGATGGAGAAACTTTTCGCCAAGCTTAATCCAATACGCGGGCCTAGAAAGAGTGAGCTTTTCCAGATGCTGACCTTCGAGGATGGTGGCGCCGCTTGGATGGACACAATCAGGCATGCTAAAGCTACAGACCCTGAGACGTATAACACACTGTTAGCTATCAAGAGAAAGTTGGACGCCCAGGCTAAGTGGCAACAAGCTATCTATAAGAAAGCTGGCATTATCGACGACAAGGGTATAGCCGCCGCTACGTGGGGGCAGAAGTATGTATATAGCGAGATAAAAGATCCAGCTATAGCACAACTACCACTACACGAGCGCTTCGAGGCTATCTTCTCAGACAGTGGTGCTGCAAAATACAAAGACAAGGGCGTGACTATAACAGGCTCTCGCGCTGAGCGGAACAGGTTCTATATACAAGCAAAAGCTTGGGACACGCTTACTCCCTCGCACGACAAACCGTCTTACTTGCCTATTAGTTTCGCTAAGCGAGATGCGAATAAGCGAACCGCACTCGACCGGCCATCGTTTTTAGGCAAGAGCTTGAGTGCTGATAGAGAAACAGAACAGGTTACGTTAGAGCAACAAGCTAGACGGGCTGGTGTGCGCGAAGGTGCGCACACTGACGATATCCAGGTGGCAAAAACATCTCAACTAATCAGCGCACTTACATTCACGACAGCGCATAGATATCTCAAAGAACTTCAAGAGATGACCGAGTCACTAGGTGGCAAGACTGGTGGCGACCCGAAAGAACTTATAAAGCAGGGCTACGCCAAAGTTGAGACCGGTAAGATCTGGAAATCTTTCAGAGATTTGACTGGTGGCAAGGTTGGAACACAGCCAATACAAGGAGAGATCTGGCTGCCTGCGAGAATGGCTAAGCGGATAAACGAGTATTTCCTGGCTGGGCCTAGCGCTAAGCACGGGCTGATTTTCGCGCTTCAAGTTCCTAACATGGTCTACAAGATGTTAACACTTGGCCTTGATATGACATATATACCAAGGCAAAGAGTCCAGGATATCCAAATCATGGCAGCAGAGGCTAGCGGTTCTATCGTTAATCCGATGGAGTTTTTACGCACGGTTATAGCTATGAGAATGGCTATAGACCCTAAGCTAAAGGGACTGTTCCCCGCTACTATAGATTACGCGCACTCGCCTCACGCATTCAGAGCGTTTGAATTTAGCGATAAAGTCAACGATGTGATCGATAAAATCACGCTGCCGATAAACAAACACTTTGAAGCGGAGAATGCTTCCCAGAATGTTTTTCGTAAATACATAGCATCCAAGACTCTCGTGGAGATGGCGTGGGAAGCTAATCCTATATTTAAAAGCAACGTCACATCGTGGCTAAAAGGCGGCGCCGAGATTAAGGACATGCTCAAAAAAGATCCCCTTCAATCCAGGGCTATGGCTGAGTATGCGATTAACGGAGGCAAAGATACAGCCGCTAAGAGAATGCTTGGCGATATCTCTACAGCAAAGGAGATCTTTAAAGACCCGCATGGGTTTCTCAAAAAGAGAATGGAGCTTGCTGAAGAATGGATACGCAAGAACCCAGAGAAGTGGAAAGAGATCGAGCTCCGCACTGATAGATACACTGGTAATTACCGGGCCACAGAAACGCTTGCGGGTAAATCTCTTGATGTTTTACTTCCCTGGTGGAAGTGGGATAGGCACGCGATAAGACTCTGGCTCGTGCTTTATTCAGAGCGCCCTATGACTATGTTAGCTGCCAGCACCTGGGCTAATAGTGGCAGATACGCGGCTCATCCAGAGCTTAGAGATATGAGCAGCCAGGATAGAAACCGTGGCGACATTCCAGCGTTTAATTATGACGGCTCTCGCAAGACAGTAAAAGCTCTTGATGGGTCTAAGACTTATCAGGTTAATGCCAACTTTGCGCAACACACCCCGTTTATTACAGGTGGGCAGGATGCGCTACAAGCTATCTCTATGTTGATAGAAGGAGAGAACCGCGGCATGGCGCTCATGAATCCTGTAATCACAACCGGGTATGAATATCTATCCGGCAAAGATACAGCGGGTCATAACATAGCCAATAAAGAAAAATACATGCAATCAAGAGGGGAGTCTTTCGACCCTAATGATGCCGAGAAATCTCTCCGTACTGGTGAAGACTTGCCAAATAAAATGGGCGGCGGGCACAGCCTTCCTGGTATTACTGCCACTGAGTTTGGTGGTAAGTATCTTAGAGAGCAGAGCAAGGCTTTCCTACCTAAGGGCACAGTGCCATCTCACTTCTCCACTCCCTGGAATCCACAGATGCAGCGCGATGGACTAAACCAAGATAAGCCAGTACCTGCTGTACCTGGTGGATATGGTTTAGATACCTGGGGCTTACACGCTGTGACTAATAACGAGGGTCAAGAGAAGGCCTTTAACCAGATGAAGGCGGCGAGGGTTATTAAAGATGCCGCCAGAAAGGGTTGGACTAGGCAGCCTGATGGGACCTGGAAGAAAGGACGGGGCTTGCCGTAGTAACCTGTCTAGCGTAAACTTCAAGTGACTGCGGCACAGTACAGTAAAGGTAAGTATCCATGAAAGCATTTAGTCTAATGAGTATTAAAAGGGGTGTGAGATCTACCGCACGTAGACCTATCAAGCCCCAAGGTCGGCTCATGTTCAGCGGTGGTGGCGTTAAGCCGGTGTCTAGATCTATGTCTTCTTCCGGGCGAAAGATGTCCTCCGGTAGATCTAGTAGCTCCAGGGCTATGCTGCGCAAAGGAACCCTCGACTAATGAGAAAGCTATACGGCGCCCTAACAGGTGGTCTTATTGCTGGCGCCTTGTGGTTTTGCCCGGCTGTCCAAGGGCAGATATCGACGCAGCCATCAGGGCAACCGCAGGGTAACTTCACGAATACCACAGCTAGTGTGGCTAATAGCGATACGACTATTACCCTTACGAAAGCCAGCCGCCATGTGATTATCAAGACCGATCCAGCCGCAGCGATTATCTATGTCGATCTTAATTCGGGCACTGCCACCACTGCCGACTTTCGGATCGAGCCGGGCGGTGCGCTCACTTATGAGGGTGAGCCTGTGGCTACGTTTCACTATATCGGCGCGACGGCGACCGGCACAATCTCGGTGATGGCATGGTAGGTAGAAAGCATTTTGTCCAAGTCTTGGCATGGTTTGTGTTCGCTATACCTATAGCATATGCATCGGGATATGCATCAAGTGGCGTGGCGACTCCAGTGTCCATTGCAAATGGTGGCACAGGCGCGGCGACAGCCGCAGCTAATACGGCCTTTGGAAATTTTACGGGAAGCACGGCAGCGCCAGCGTTTACGACAGCGGCGACTGTCAGATCGTCGATGGGGGCGGCTGCAAGCGGGGCTAACTCGGACATCACAGCCTTATCAGGATTAACCGGCGCAAACTCGATTATTCTTGGCTCGGATGTGGTCGGGCTGAATATAAAAGGCAGTGCTAGCCAGACCGCCAATATCCAGGAATGGCACAGGGGTAGCGATAACTACCTAGTTGGGTACGTCGATAGCGGTATTAATTTGTATCACTACAATATGCGCACGGAACGCCTGAATATTCTCGGTGATTACGTGGCACTTGCCGGTGCTGGTATGGGCCTATCGTTTTGGGAAGGCGCTACCTTGCTTGGTTCTGGCGGCGCGGCAAGTAACCAGGCTACATTCACAGGCAAGTTGATAGTGACGGATGTGCTAACAAGTACGCTAGGTACAAAATACCCGCCACAGACAGCACCAAGCGCCCCTGATACTGGCTGGATTGTATACACCAACACTGCCGATGGGGATCTGTATGCCAAAGAGGCTGGCGGCACCACTATTAAACTAGCCGACAAGCCATAAGGATAGGTTGATGGACGTAGCACTTATACGCAAAGCGCAAGAAGTGCATGGTCGTATAGACAGAAAGTTTGTATCGGTAGCTGACATGTTGGCTGTAGTCGAGCACGAAAGCGGTGGTGTTTTATATTTCAATCGCAACGACCGATTGCTCAAGGATAATCTGAAAGCCGCTGTAAAAATCACAGGGCTGCCAGAAGTTGAGATCCTGTCCGTTATGCAGATCCAAGCAGGCGCATACAAAAACTTCCTGGCTAAGTTTAGGTGCGAGCCTGGTTACTACAAGAACAACAAAGGCACCACCCCTGAAGAGAAGTTATTGCTCTCGTGTTCTTTCGGGCTTGGCCAAAAGATGACACCGTTTCTAGTTAATAAACTACCGAAACCAGAGTGGGTGCCGTTCATCAAGAATTTTATGGGCAACGCCACGCTCCAGTTGCTATACGTAGCAGGAGATCTTGATGCATTAATGAAAGGAGCCAGCGGGGACAAGCCACTGGCATTCGCCAGATATAACGGAGGACCTGGTATTAAACCTGGCGGAAAGGTGTATGACAAATACGGTATACCGGTTGCCAAACGGGCTAAAGAGATAGAGAATTACCTAGAGCAAGAGGGGTATATTTCATGAGCTTAAATCCAATCGAGGCCATCAAGGGTATCGATACGCTTACCAAAGTCCTGCATATCATGCTCTCAGTTAGGCGCGGCCTGGATAAGCATGGCGATTTGCTAGAAAGATTCGCGAAAGAATTTAAAGACCTAGTGCTTGTCGGTAAAGAGATCGTCGAAGCGTTTACCAAAGAGGCGAAGCTACTCAAGGCTGATGCTGAGTATATGCAAGACGAGTACGTGGCATTTGATACAGGTGAGTTCACCGAGCCTGTAGCCTAATGAAAGAGGGTATCAATGGAGGCAGATCATGCACTTCCTAGTGGCGCTGACGATAGCCCTACTACCATGGGTGGCAATGTACTGGATACAATCAGCACCGCACGGCGCGGCAATCTTATCCGGCTCGGGTACAAGACCTCCCTCGCGCTTAGTTACACCCTTGCTCTCTTTGTTGTCGTTTTTGATTTTTGGGCGCAGGTAAACTCTAAACCCTATGTAATTCATGACTGGCTACTTGGCCTGATCATTTCCCCTCTTGTTGGCTGGTTCTTTGAGGCGCTGAAAGACGCCAAACAGAAACGCCCCAGATAAACCGGGGCGTTCTGTGACGCTAGACAACACGGGTCGGGTAAGTCTGGTCTGCGTCCTAAAGTTTAGATCTGAGTTTATCTATAGCTGCCATAAGCGTGGGGCCATCGCCTACGAACCGCCCGCCCGTTGGTTTAGTCGCAGTCACGTAGAATACTTTGTCGCGCTCAAAAGAACTAAGCGCATACCCGGCAGTCCAGAGCTCGTCGATCATATCGAGAGTCCGAAGCGCCATCTCGGCCACGGTTGGCTTAGTCGTGGCCAGTTCAGCGACGTGCTCATTATCGAGCGGGGCGCTGACACTAAGGGGTTCTTTCTTGATTTCTTTCTTGCTCATGATGCTAATAACTCCAGTTGTGCTAATGCTGCCACCTGTTGCACCTGCTCAGGCTTGGGTGGTGTGAACTTCTTACTGACAGTACCCCACTCACAATGGGCGCACTGATAGTCTTGTAACTCGTCAGAGTCTGGACCGATCCGGTTACAGATCCGTTCGAGTTCTTCGTGCGATTCCTGGCTGCTTGGCTTTGTCTTGTGAGTAGACTCATAGCCATGTTCCCACTCGTGTAGAGCAATCTCCCACTGTCGCCGCATAGATAAAGGTGTGGCCATTACTATTCTCCGCTTCACACTGGAGGTCGTCACTGAGAACTTACCAGCTTCACGTAGCTGATTATAGTTCGATTCTATATACCGTAAACCCCGGTCTAAGAATCTTGCCCTGTGATATCCGTCACTTAGCGCTGTGTTGATAGCCCGAAGTATATCTTCTTGGCTAATCCCGCGATCTTGCATTGAGTTAAGAGAAGGCAGCCACCCCATTGTATTAGGTAGGCTGCCGCATTCTTTATGTATCCGTTGTTGTACTTGCTCTAGAAACGTCGTCTTGAGAATTTCTAAGGACATTACCCTCACCCCATTTAAGCTTGCCATACAGCGCCATATACAACGCCTCTGCTCTGTCTGGTGTGGTGATGAGGTGTGCGATCTCTGGGAATAATTCGTGCGCACTGTACTTGATCGCCTCTTTATCGGCGAACAGTCCTTGAGGCACACGTCCTACAAGTATCCGGCTCTTCCAACCCCACGGCTTCACTGTATCGACCGGATAATTCAAGGTTGCGCATATTGCCTGCCAATATCCCAGTCCTCTTTGGAGAGATGCTAGAGCTAATTTACCAGCGGTTATAAATCCAGGGTCTTCTATCACCACTACGGTAGGTCTTACAGGTAGGTCTCGAAGTATAGGCACCATTTCTAATAGTGAATACTGGCTCCGAGATTTACCCTTCTCCTTGGTCTTAAAAGCGGGCGTATCAAATAGCTCAACCTGGCGTCCGGTGATTACAGCGACGGCGCCTTTAACGCCTACATCAATACCGACATAACACAGATTGTTGTTAGCTAAGGATAAGCTCATAGCATCTCTCCATCAAGAGTCTGGGACGTTAATTCAGCTTGTCCTTGTATGCCGGTAGAAGAACTTTGCGATCAAAGTATTCTAACAGTTCACCCTTGTGCTCACTGGAATAACCACTAGCCAGAGTGCGCAGACTCCCTAGGTTTTTCTTTATCCAGTCTGCGTCACGGAGCATCTTCACTTCAGACAGAACTTTGTTCAGGTTGTGGATATTCCGGTGGCAGATTTTACCAACCAACCAGCAGGCTAACACTCCTGAGAAGGCGCACTCTGGGCGCTCTTTAAATTCTCTTCTCGATTTTAGATTGAGTATATCTGCCGGTAGCTTATTACGCCAGCGCTTGTCTTTCGTCCAGATATTTAGAGCGGTAGTCACAGCATGTTGTTGCCGCTCGTCGAGTTCAAAGCCGGGATCATGTATCGGCAATGTCGATTTGTTTATCAACCCAGACACGAAGGCCGCCGCCTGCATCTGGCTCATATCAAAACCCTTAGCGATAGCTCGTATCTGAGTAGCAAGCGGGTTATTACTAGCGGCGATTAGATCTTTACGCTTGAGCGGTTTGGCTAATGCGTTGTCTCTAACAAATCTCTGGACCGCTTCAGCTTGGGTCATACTCTGGATGTGCGCAAACACACACACGCCCGCTTCGATATGGCCCATTAACCGGTGCTGTCCATCGACGCATTGCAACTTGCCGTTTATATTCGCAATGACTATCTCTGGATAGTCGCTTGTTTTAACACCACGCTTTTTGAGATCTTCCCTAATATTCGCCACGCGTGTAAGCGACAGGGATCTTTGATAGCCGCCATCGATAGCTCTATAATGGTTGATTGCTTTCATTTCTTCGAGAGTTAGTTCTCTGTGTACGTTTTCGTACTGCATAGAACTTATCGGAGCTAGCGCCTGTAAACCTGAAGTGTTTTGCTGGCGCTTAACTTCTTCGATACCCACGTTTATAGTGGTTACTTTGCTGTGTTTTCTTTTAATAGTCATGGTCGTGTTGTCCTCTGTGTTGTCCTTTGTGTTGTCTAGTCGTCATCACCATCAAGGCTGGTGGCCTCGATCTTGAATGTCTCAGCCTCGTCTATCCAGGCTAAGCCTGGTGGAGTTGGCTGCTGTCTTGTCTTAAGCTGATCAGCAAACTGTTTGATTAGCTTGATGTCGTTCCACTTCCAGAGCGTGACTGAAAAGATGCCGAGCACGTTTTGCACTTGCGCTGGTAGCTTCGCGGCCCATCCCCTGAGTAGATCTTCGTCGCCAATCTTCCAGTGAGCAGCAACTTTTCTGAACTTTAATCGCGCAGACGGTAGGTCTATGTAGCGCTTGTTCTTGGGTAGATTTTTTGTAGTCCAAGCTTTTAAAGCATCGAGATATTTCCATTCGAGAAACCGGCGCCGCTCAGCGATACTTGCGCATCTCCGCTTGTACTGCTGGTCTACTCTAAATTGCTCAGACTCTAACTCGGCAAATAAATTCGCCACCCAGTCCCAGTCGTCTTCGGTCTGGGGCACCCACTTCTCTTTGTTTTTTAATTGCGGATAGTATTTATCCTGCGTAAGCGCCATCTCATCGGAAGTCTTGGTGTTTGTGTTCTGTTCCTGGACAACACTCGCAACAGCCAAATTCTTGGAGCCCGGGCTGGTTGACTGTGTTAATGTATGTGCATCCTGTACAGATGTATGCGAGGCTAGTTCTTGACCTTGACCATCTTCTTGTAACGACACTTCCTGGTCTTGGCGCCACGGTGGATTGCTTACAACAGAGGCACTCCCCTGTAAAGGCGTCAAGATCTTCGTCATTTTGAGCGCTCTCTCTTTCGCCATCTCCATTACAGTCCTGCTCCCTACGTGCGTAACAGTACCCACAGTGGCAGTCGATACACCAGTTATCTCGGACGGTGTTTGTTCCGTGGCTATCTGGGTATCTACATCGCCAGCGTCCAAAGGTATATTCGCAACAACAGGATCTTGTGACTGGTCTGCCTTGGACAAGTCGGTGGTTGTTTGATTGTCTTGGCATTTAGGCAACTCCTGTATTGTCGCCACCTGGGAGTCGTACTCGGTGTATATCACTCGCCCGTCTGGATATATCAATCCGGTATGATTAGGTGGACAATGATGCATCGGCGCTACGACTATGCCACCATCGAGTTTGGCTTTAAGTATCAAAGACATCCACTCGATAGCTAGGGTTTTATCACCGCCATAGTGCGCGATCATAGCCTCGATATCTGCCATGTCAAAGCCGTGCTTATTGCCGAACTTAACCGGATCGTCTGTAGGTATGTCTTGTTTGGCACCACTGGTATCAACCAGTGGACCTGAGAATATGTCTTGTGTCATTCTTTCAGTCCTCCGTATTTTGCTACAGGCTTTTTATCCCAGTCGGTCATGATGCCAGCATGGCAATTGCATTCATGCCAGCCTCGAATCTCGATAGAGTTAAGCCAGTTACTTGCGGCTTGCCATCAGGACCTGCGGTAATCTGCGCACCCCATGCTTCTAGCATGAGCTTTATCGCGATTGTCTCTGGAGCAAAGCCTTGTTGTTCTAGTTCTAAATCATTAACGATTCTATTTAAAACACCACTTAGCCAAGAGCTAACGCCATGCACTTTTAACTTTTTGCTTTTCAACTCTCGAAGTAACTCGACATATCCTCCGTTGCCTAGCTCTGGGTCTTCACCTGGTTCGACAAATTCCTCGACAGCAACAGTCTCTGCTTGTGCCACCACTTCATCCCAGTTAATAGACGAAGAGGCAGTCGGCGCAGGCGGTGAGGGGTGTTGGTTCGTCGTCGTACTCGCTGTCGATTTGAAAGATATTGATACTTCCGCACCAGTTACAGCCGTATTCTGTGTAGTATTCGAAGGCTTTGGGGGTTCTGATACCACCACCCGGTAGTCTTCGAGATCCTGAGTGAACATATCGCTTGCATGTATAGCAGTAATAGTGGCTGCAACAAGAGCCCGCTTCACTGCCATTTTCAAGACGGTGTTTTTCTGGTCGGCTAGATCTGGGTTATCTACCTTGCCAGAAGGTTGATTAACACGGCCAGTCCAACCGCAACCGCCTTGTTTCTTCCAGCAATAATGCCCGTCACCTTCTTTACTGCGACGAACTTCCATACCGCATTCTGGGCACAGTGGCGTGGCATTCCGATATCGATACTTGCTCTCGTAAGACGAGCACGATCCAAGTCCAACACCCACAGCGACATCTGTACCAATGGTACGTAGCGTGAGTTTAACTTTGTAATCGAACAGCGGAGGATTGCGGTCCCAGTTCTCTGTCTCAGTGAGAATCTCGGGATCAGGATATAGAGAGAACGCCTCGCATAGTTTCTCCGCGCCTGGCTTAAACAGTACGTCTCTATTGCCACAGCCTTGAATAAGTCCATAGTCAACGTCACGCACTAATCTCGACGCGACTATCGCTTTCACATCCTCTCTCAGTTGAAGCTGATCCTGGATGTTCGTCGGTCTCAGTATTATCTGAGGCTGCTCTATCTTTACTAGCTCTTGCGTCATTCTCAATTTCCTCTCTCAGTGAATTGCATAGCTCATTAACTTCTGACATGACCGACCTGATCGTAAGCAACTCTTGTAATGCCGAGTTGACTTTCTTATCCACCTGGTCTAGTCGCATTCTCAATAGTTGTACCGCCGCAGCCTTGTCCATCATGCGTCTTACCTCTCAAGTGTGTGCCGAGTTGTGTTAGTGACATCCCTAGAGCCGTTGCCAGCGCCTCCATTTTTCCTAGCGGCATGTTCTCAGGCTCTCTCAGGTACCTATATAGAGACTGCCGGGATGTGCGCAGCCTCTTACACAAACAAGTAATCGTCTCGTACTTCTGCGCTCTCATAGCAAAGAGCAGCCACTCTGGTGCCCTTACGCGCAACCGTCTTTTGATTGCCATAAATAAACCTCATGTACAGTTCTTGTTACACAGTAACACATATGACACATCCTGATAACAGGCATGTGCTTAAATTATTCCTGCAACAGGGAATAGCGGCCGGGGCGTATGCCCCGGCTCTATTTATATATCTCGTCCAATAACTGAGTGAGCTTCTGTCCGGTCATAGCTAGCTGTTCTTCTGCCGTGGCCACTATCTCTTCGCCGCCCTCCATACGAACACCGATGGCGTGTAGTGCGATAGCCGCTGCATGTTCCACGATAGCCCTCATGAGATCTTCTCGTGGTGGCAGTCCAAACCTAGCCATATTATTCTCCTAATTCTTCTGGTGATATCGAGACACTTTCCCACATGTTTTCAACCGCTTGCTTTACGTCCTCGCTAATTGGTTTATCACGAGGCAGTGAGAGTAATTTATGGAACATGCCATTCTCGAAACTAGCCCGGCCCTCAACTTCGGAGCTTTTGAGAAAGTCATACACGCTACCTTCTGAATCTAGCAGGGGTTTATACGCAGCGGTTTCTATACCACCAGTGTGATCATACAAACCAACCATAATTACCGGCTCTGGGTCACCCTCTGGTCTGATGTTTTTGATCTCGCCCTGGACGCGCTGCGCCCTGGCGCACACGGCATAGCCGCCAAGTATCACTGAGTAGAAATCTATCTGCTCGGTGTGAAACTTCACCGCCAGGCTCTTGAGTATATAGTCTAGCGATGCGCCAGGATTTTGATCCATCGCTTCTCGCACTGGGAATATAAACATGTCGATAGTGGTGTCTTCGTTTGTCTCGCTAAGCTTTTTAAAACCAAGCACCATCAAAGGGGGTTCAGGCGTTCGCTCAACTAAAGACTTTGCAAAGCTAACACTTGACTCGAAACACTCTCGCTGTAAGGTTCTTAGATCACTCATCTTCCACACTCCCTTCTAACTCTGCCATCTGTTCGATGGTATTCATTCGTCCTCTAAACTCACTCTTTAAGAAAGTGCGCAGTAGATTAGTCAGTGATACCACTCCTTTGTTGGTAGCGCCCACAGCGTCGAACATAGCGACGACATACATAGTGTCGTACTGTTGTTCTTGATTGAGCAACCATAGCAATAGGTGGTCGAGATCTGTCTTACCAGTTGTGGCTCGCATCTTGCGCACCGCCTGGCTAATCTTCCAGCTACGGCTAGGCCCGGTTTGTTTATCAAGCCACTCTAGATTATCCTCGTCTAGATAGATAGTGACTTTCTCTCCAGTCCTAACCCCCCTCATTCTTGTTGCCCTAGGTTTTGTTACCCTGGGTTTTATCGCCCCGGCTGGTGGCACCGGCTTGTTTTTTTTAACCACTGGTTTTCTAGTCATGCTTGATACCCCTTCTGTGAGTTGTGTTCTACCGCGTAGTTTTAAAGCGCATCTCTAGCGCTGTATACAATTGCCCTAATGACGCCGGGTACTTACCGATCATACGCCGCACCACTTCGTTTAATAGCTTGCCGTATGAGACCGTATCAGGTATCCGTACCTGCGAATCGATACAGATACCCCAATACTCGTCTGTGTCGCGCCCTTTGTTCACAAAATAATTCTCCCCTCGTTGTGCGATATATATTTCTTGATCGCCTCGATAGCATTAACAGGTTTGTCTGCGCCTGGGATAACAGCAATAGGCGGACGCTCCCAGTTTAGGATTTTTTGCGACGGTGCATAAGACCTGCAATTGTTAGCGTTTTTCTCATATTCAGCCGCTTTATCCAGGCGATTAAGTTGTCTTTGTTCTTCTGCGTAGCGCATATAATCTCGATAGTTTTTCAAGCCAGACATCTCACTACTAGTAGCGCAAGCGTTTAGCATCCAGATAAGCGGAATACCGGCGCCGCAGATACCACGCATTACCTGCTCACCATCGGTATCGTGAAACGACACTACGAATCTCGTAGATAAATACGTAAGTAATTCGCGCCAGATCGCTGCAAATTCAGGCGCTCTATCGTTTGAGGTATTACCACCGAATGTCCCGGAATACATGTTGGCCATACGAGTGTTTGTCTCTTCGGCTATATTTAAAACATCGTTGGTGACACCACCGCCCACGATCCGGTAGATAGTCTCATTAGAGACCATCATGATTGTGCATCTGTCGTCTTTGTCAAAGACTCGATATGCCGCCGCCGCCATTGCATTACACAGTGCGCTGGTACTACCTGAGATATCGCAGATAATTAGCAGTCGCTTCTTCTCCATTTCCTCCCGTCCACAGCGCTCCAGGTTTATGTTCTTACTGTAGATCTGGTGTATGAGCTTTTTGTAGTCAATACGAGGCGATTGGTATATTCCAGATCCCACGGTGTGTTCGACTAATTTTAAAATCCAGTAAGACAATTGCTCAACGTCAGGAGAGTTGTATAACTCCGCTACATCCCTGTCAGACAGGTCATTACCACCCCACGAACCCCAACCCACAGAGCCTTGGGCGTGCGGATTAAACCTGTCGTATACCTGCATCATATTTAGCTGAGCGGTTTGGTGTGCGTACTGGTTTAAATCCAGAGCACCAACCTGGTTATTCTTGGTGTTGAAAAAATGCTCAGGATCTTGCCGTGTGCCGCTGTATTGCTTCATTCGCTTCTCTGACGGTGGTTCGATTAGCGAATTAAGCAGCCGTTTATTTAGCGCGGGTTGTTTTTTCTGACCACCTTTGCCATGCTTAGAGTTATCATCGGGTCTTGGTTGTCCCGGTCGTCCTGGAGATCCGCCATGCTTAGAGTTATCACTCGGAGTTTTATCACCGCCCTCTTTTTCACCGGGCTTCTCGGGCTTATTCTTCTCCCCCTCTTTCCCGCTGGAAGTTTCACCACTCTTATCTGGCTTATCCTGCTCTCCATCCTTGGAGTCTTGATCCTCGCCAGATTCAGGGCTTTGTGAATGGGGACTATCCTGGTCCTGGCTTTCTTGATCTTGCTGGCCGCTTTCTTGATCTTGTTGGCCGTCTTTATCCTCCGACTCGCCCTGGTTATTATCTGGCTGGTCTTGGTCTGGCTCGGCGGATGGATCATTTGACGGCTTTGTTAGCCCTGGCTCTTTGTTTTGCGCTTGTTGTCGCTCTTGCCCTTGCTTCGCCTTAGCCTGCTCTTGCCGCTGGCGCTCTTGTTCAAGCGCTTCGTGTGCACTGCACCCACATTGGGGCCCGTGATCACCAAGTAGTTCTTTAAGTAATTCGTAGTCTAATTCTATAGGCATGTGTTGTCCTCACAGTGTATAAAGCGGGGCACCGTATATGGTGCCCCTATTACTTCTACTCTTTCTAGAGTTTCCAGCTTGCAGGCAATTCACCATTAGCCTTGTAGGCTTTGATCTCACTATCGAGAGTTTCGCTAGCGGCTTTCGTCTCGTTGTAGAAACGGTGCGAACGAGATACCCAGGCGGCCAGCATTGCTGTGATATCGTGCGGGCAGTCACTGCAATAATAAATCTCTTGCACCAGGCTGCGCAGTTCTTGCAAGCTGAGATCGCGTCTGGCTTTCTTGGCGAGATTGTGCGCCGTTACGATAATCCCAGCCGTAAGATTTTTGTCGATACCTAATCCGTCTGAGATTATTGCTACTTGTAGCTTAGTGGGTAGTGGCTTCATCTCGTAATCCCTAAAGCGTCGTTGCAATGCCCCAGAGAGCGGCTTCATATCGTTACTGGTCGCTATGAAGAAGATGTTTTTCGGGTCACCCTGCACGTAATGGCCAGGCGCCCATTGCGCTCTTGCGTATTGCAAAAAATCCAGAGTCAAATTCTGGGCGCGGTCTTCGGTCTTATCGATCTCGTCGAAAACGACAATCACGATCTTGCCTTCCAGCGATAACAGACAGGCTTGTGTGAGTATCCCGGGTGTATCAACGTTTTCGTGATCGCCTTTTACAGCGGCGGATACGTCGATACCGCGGAACATTTGCTCTGTGCTATCCCAGGCGTTGCATAGCATGAAAAGATAGACCACTTCGCGCTTGTTGCCAAAAAGATCTTCACCGGCAGCTTTAATGCTCTCGCACATGAATGTCTTACCTGTACCAGGCAAACCCCGGACAAGAAGCGCTTTTACGCCAGACTCGGGCGGTAGATACAAGAGCCATCTGATGGCGTTTATATCATCACGCTGGGCGTAGTACCCAACGTTTTTAAATACTGTCGTTAGGTCTACAATAGACGGGATTTTTAGAGCAGGTGGGCTCAATATAGCTGTACTCATATATGTGTGTTGTCCTCACAGTGAGTGGAATAAGGCGACTGCCGGAATCCAACCGGCTACTCTGTATAGACAGCGAGGTTCGCTTTACCTCTATGCCGCCATAAAGAGCGGCTTTCGCCGCTCAAGAGCTATTGCTCTGGATCTACGAGCTTGATATTGCGACGCTGCGCAAGGGTGTCACGCAAGATATCTACAAGCTCCCTTTTAACCCGTTGTGTATCATGCTGGCTGCGACGTATAGAATGAGATGACTTGCCTACGTAGTGACGAGCTCCTTCGAGAAGTGCTGGCGTCTGATTATGGCAACCTACACAGTCACTGTCGCACTCGGCGTTTGCACAACATTCGCTAGTATCGTGATCGCCAAGTACCCACAAAAGCGTCTCTAACACATGTACGGCATGTGTATAAATCTCGCTATTCGGGTGCGTGGTGGGCAAAGCAGTAAGTAAGATATTTACCGCTTCGCGTAATGTCTGCTCGTCCGGTTTAGTCCGGGCGTACTTGAGATAGTTATCTCTATCAGGAATCATGTTGTCCTCCAGTTTGTAGCTTAGATTAACACGGTGCCGCATTTTGCGGCAACGCTTTATAACTCGTCCTCGTACCCGTGTGATGGGTCATAAACACAAAAGTGCTCCAACAGGCACAGCGGGTTTGTGCAGTTAATTTCACAGCCTTGATGGCGAGCGACCTTGCCGCAGTTAATCGGGCAGACCCACTCATGTTTACCTGCTGGTATTTGCTTTAATCTCGGGTCACCTACTGGTATATACAACATATACGACCAATCTGGTGGATTGGGTTGTTTATTTAACACTGGCAATAGGGCTCGATTTCGTCGCGTTTTAATCAGACTCTTATCTGATTGGCATAGCGGGCAGTCGTCACTCATGTGGCACTAACTCCAGTAATTTTGTGATCGCCTCAAGCAATCTAGTCTGTGCTCGATATCTATCGAGCCGATCACTTAGCGGTATCTCGCTTACGACAGAAGTGCTGCTCGGGACAGTCTTTGTAGTCACACCCATTGATTTGTCTTCTGCTTTTACCGTTACCTGAGGTGCCACTGCCGTCTGCGTGGACGGCGACGCTGCCGCAGGATTTGTCACTGACGCCTGCGCAGACCCAGAAATTGTATTTAGGGGCGCCCCAGATGCCCGTTGGACAGGTAATGTTTTTATTAGCTGCGGCACCGGCTGCGGCTGCGGCTGTGCGGGTTTTGCGACAGTGTTCACATTCACCCGTGGGGGTGTCTGCGCTTGTGGTGCTGGCTTCCATCCTTGATCCTCCGGTTTCACAAGTACGTGCGCGCCCCATTGTTTTGAGATCATGTTCACAAAGCGCTCTACCTCGGTAAAGCTGGGCTTTCTGTACTCGCTAGTCTTAGCACCAGCAAGTTTGTATATACACAAGAACTCGTTTTTAGTCGGGTCATAGCCAACCCAGTTGTGATTCTGGGTCACTGCTACGACCTGTTCTTCGGTCACTACAGGCGCTGGCTGGGCAGTAGATACCGGCTCAGTTTTCAGCGACGGCATTTTTACCAGGCCTGAGTTAAGCTTGGGGCCGGTTTGTGCACTAGGCATCTTAGGCCCTTTCTGTTCTGGGATTTTCGGGTTCATGAGATCACTCCATGTATGTTCCCAAAGCGTGGCGAGCTAGGCTTAACCCCAGGTGGGGGTTCGAACTTAACTCGCCCACGCATTGGTTCGTGGGGATATTGTTTTATCAGGTCGTGATACCACGCCTGATCTGTCCAGTACGGCAGTAGAAACACAGTTACTCCGCCGTATTTCGCTTCGTGAATCGCCTTTTTAATAAAGGCAGTCATAGCTGGCTGTGTGTACGGTGCGTTCATCCAGAATACTGGCTCTACATTAAGCGCCTGGGCGCACTGTACCCAATCTTGTGCAAGTGCGTTCTGGTCTTCTCCGAAAAACAAATCGCACTGTGTGTTAAAGCTATCCGCGCACACATCTATAGAGGGTGTTACACCCCAGCGGACACAGATAAACTCTCGTACGTGTGTGGGCGTGCGCCATTCACTAGTCATTGTCGGCTTGCTCCAGGGCGTCGCACATACTTGCGCACCACTTAACCCAGACAGGGTCGCGCATGCGCAAATCGGCATTGTCTTGATTTAGCAAAAACCTGATAGTCGCATAGAACACCATGCACAGTTCTTCTCCGTCAGGAGTGTGCCCTATGTGTATGTTGCTATACGGAGACGGGCCTAAGGGCTCCTGTATACCAAAAATATTCACAGTCTTGTCCTCTGTGTCCGGGTTGACACTACCGGGTAGTGGAGAGTGCCGCGCCTAACGACACTCCCCCGTTACCAGCTAGTGTAGCGTATTATGCTACTGTGGCTTACTGCCACACAGTGTAGCTGTGATACCGACCTGATACTTCGCGTCCTGGTTAAGCGGGTTCTTTAACTTACCGTTCGCGTAGTAGCCCACGCTACCGGTAGAGAACGTGCGCGTCTCTACCTGGAACACGCCCCATAGATTCCCGTCTGCGTCCACGAAGTGTGCGTATAACTGGTCCGGTGCCTGTGCATCACGCGTGCCGGTCTGTACTGCCTGTAGTTTGGCTGTGTTACTCATGATATATAACTCCAATATGTTGTCTTGTTTTATATACACGCGCACATACATGCGCGTGTATGTTGCATTGCGCGTTACGTAACGTACGCGTGTGTGCGCATACGCATGAACGTAATGGGCAGTGCGAATCCCGATGTCAGCATTTTACCGCAAACTTCGGTTTTGGCAATCTAGGGAAAACCATAGTTCTCGAAAACCAAGCCAGTTCAGCGTTTCGGCGATTTCGATAGGGGTTTTCCCTAGTTTCGCAGTTTCTCTTTCTTCTCTAACGTATGCGAACGTATGCGCGTATGTGATTTACGCGTCACGTTCACGTGTGTGCTCGCGCAGGTAATTAAGCTCAGCTATCAAGCCCTCTATGCATATAAGCTTAATCCGGCAGTCTGATTCGCCGCGGCGTGTTGACGTACTACCCCGTAGATATTGTGCGCGTTTCTTTAGCGCGCTGAGTATCTCAGCGCACTGATAGTCCGTGATAGTCCAGTGTATATACATTACGGTCCCTCCTGTATGTGTCTGTGCTTGTATTTGCCTGTGATTGCCTCGCTGATATCTACTAGCGCGTAGTCTATAGGGCACAAGCAATTGCCGGATTTATGCTCACACTTGTGCAGTGAGTGCACTTGAAAGCGCTCTTCGTCTGTTCGAGCGCCCATAGGCACAGCAGTCGCCCTAATGTAATACACCACGTCGCCACGCAAGAGCATGAGCCTGGTGTCATAGGTCTGATTGCCACAGCACGAACAGCCGTCTTGATTGTCCGTGATGATACATGCCAGTACGCGATATAACCGTACTGCGGTGAGATTTTGCCCACACGTAGGGCAACATGCTGGCTGATCCCAGCGCACTATGTCGCCTGGCTGGATTAAATACACGTGTCCATCGGCCAGGTCTGTTGTGCGGCGCATTGCTAGTCCCCCCATAGATGCGGGTGTGATTCGCGTATAGACACACACTGATCCCCCGCTACGATCAGGTGGTCGATTACACCTATGCCTAGGATCTTACCAGCGGCGAGTAGCTGCTCCGTGGTTTTCAAATCTTCCCGGCTGGGAGTTACACTACCCCCTGGGTGATTGTGCGCGACTAGAATCGCGTGGGCATTAGCCAGTAATGCGCCTTTGAACACCTCGCGTGGGTGTACCAGGCTGGCGGATAGTGTCCCGTGGGATATCTCGTGTAGTGCCAAGACTTCGTGTCTGGTAGTCAGGTGTAATACCACGAAATGCTCTTCGGGCATGTCACCCAGGTAGCCTACGTACTCATGAGCGTCCATGGGGTGTGTGATAGGGGTAGGAACATAACTACCCCTAGGCTCCCGCACCAGCCTTAGGCTGATACGGGGGATGTTAGGCTTACGCATACTAGGCTATATGCCTAGCAGGCGGTAGATATCGGACACGATAGTGTCCTGCTCTTCTGCACGACTATCACACGGATAGTCGTACACATCGCCCATCATGGGCGAGTCCCACTGTGCTGCGTAGAACAGCAAGGTGACTTCGTCTGTTCCCTCACAGTCGTACACAGCAATGAGATTACGCCGCATCATGGCGGCTACAGCGCGGTTATTCATCACAGTCTTGTCCTCTGTGTGTCCGGTGTCACTCGATACCGGGTAGGCTGCCATGCTGTTACACATAGCAGCGAACCAGCTATCTGGTGGTGTGTGTTACTTGTGCCACGTACGCTCGGCTTCGGCGAACAATTGTGGCTTGAGCCATGGCGCGTACCACTTGTGGTTGCGAATGTAATCGCCCAATGTCCAGTAGAGCATACACAGCTTGTACTCGGCGTGCTGTTCTTCGTACGGCGCCGTGCTGTGTTGTACTGCCCACTCCCAGTGCGCCCACGCCTGTTCTTCGGCGCGGGTTACGGGTTGACGGCGTACGTTAACGAATCTAAACTTGCGCATAGTGTCCTCCAGTGCCCCCAAAAGGGGGCGTGTGTGTGTTGCGTTCGTGTCTCGGTGCGTTAAGCGTTATTAGGCGCTGTCAAGCGCTCTAGTTCCGCCATTTCCGCGTCCACTGTGCTGCTATCTTCTAGGCGCTCGACTAAGCGTGTAGCCACAGGGCTGGCTTGCACGGCTGCTGTGTGGCGCGTTTGTGCCACGAAGAACATAGCCATGCTGTCAGCCAGCACGTCGTTAAGCTTAGCCTGTGACTGTGCCAGCTTGGCGTTACTATCTGCCAGCGTGAGCAGCACGCCGGTAAGCTCTTGCACCATAGCTTCGCTACGCTTCACGCACTGTTCCATGCGTGCTATTTCCGTACGTGGCGTAACAGCCACGTCGTCACCCTTGTGGGTGGTGATCACGCCGTTCTTGTTGCGGCTTACAGGCGCCGCTGTCGGATTAACAGGCGCCGGATTGGCGGCTGCTTTTCTGACGGCGGCATTGGACGCCTTGACTTTAGTGCTGGGCACGCCTAAAGCGTGGCACAACACATCGCGTGTTGCGCGTACGGCTTTGGCCCAATGTATGGGCAACCCGCCGTTACGGCCCTCTGGCACGTTTGTGAGCCTGAACGTGGGTTCTAGGTCCCCACTATTATTATTCACACACAAGGGCACACCCTGCTCAGTCAGCCATGGGGATATCTCTATCCCCAGGCTGTTGAGTATAGCCGTGGCCTCAGTGTCCGGCAGATTGTGTGCCGGGATACCGGCGTCGATTAATAACCTGGCTGTGAGTGTGTCGTTGTTTGTAGTTGTCATGATAGTGTCCTCCAGGACACCGGTACACGCGTACCGGGTAGGCAGCCGTGCCCGTAGACACGGCTGCGAACCGGGTATCGAGTGCTACACGCGTACCCGACGGTCTGCCGGGTCCCACTTCCATGGGATCTGGCGTGTGTATGTGTACCACGGGTTATCTATCACGGCGGCAATACCGCCGTCTCGGTAGGATAGCCGCGCCCATCGGCGCAGCGTGTATACGCCAAGGCGTACACTGCCACCGCCAAAGCGGCGTGCTTCACACTGGCGGGCGGTGGTGGTGGTGGTGGTGGTGGTGGTTTGTGCGTTCATGATAGTGCTCCAGTGCCCCGGTGGGGCGATTTGGGTCGATGCAAAAATTATGCCGCAAAACGCCGCATTTGTGGGTATTTGCTGGGGGAAACCCGATAAACACTAGGGGAAACCCCTAATCGCCCATGATTAAGACAGCGCCCCAATGGTTATAGCTATGCTTAACACAGGCGCTGCTTACGAGAACGCAACGTGAACGTGTGAGAACGCGTATATCCCAATCCTGCACGATAGCACGCAGCAAGATAGGTGGATTGCATGCACCGGTAGGACACGAATGTATCAGGGACACGATAGCTGGCAGCAGGCAGGGCTTGTGCGGTGTATGCACTGTGCAGTATCCAGCATCTACGGGAGAGAAACCCAGTCCCCATGCGGGTTTCAGGCGAATTAATAGGGTCACGGTTTTGGGGTATATATTGAAATTTAATATATTGGTTATCCCTAAACATCCTATAGCCAGTATTTCTGGAATTTTTGGCTGGCCCGAAAATTCTAGATTTTCTGATCTGGCAAATTCTTTTTTAGAGCGCGGCAGCCGCATAAACGCAGCGAGGGGGGAGTCGAGTGCACTGGTAACATGTCACTCAGGAGTCTCTGGTTATTCAGGAGTCTCGCATAGCCAGGCACTGGCCACTCAGGAGTCTCGACTCTGTTCATGGCGCTGCGCTCGGCTGCTTTTTTAAAACTCTTTTTTCTCTGAGAACTTATATATCCCGGTTTTCCCTGTCTTGGTAACACACGAGGGTACCGAGTGGGTTGGTTGCGAAGCGCTTGCGGTGAGCTTGAAGGTAAGGAGTCCCGGAGTGGGGGAGGGGCTCCGTCTTCAAACCTACCAGGTCAAGTGGATCAGTTTCAAGAGAATCTCTATATATGCATTTCTAAGTCCGGTATTAACTTCCCTGTGGCAATGATAAATTTAAATATTCGCCTGTAATTATCTTTACACTCTGGATATTTTAGTCTTCTAGCCACGTGCGTTATATTTATACCTGGCACTCAGGAGTTGCGTATATATGGCGTATATTGCTTATGCAAGAAAGAAGAGTTTCACTGGTCTCGGCAACAGGCCTAGATACAACAGAGAGGCCAGTACTATCTGTAGGGGCTGCGGTGAATTAATAGTCTGGATGACTACCAGAAATGGAAAGAAACTCCCTGTGCAGCTAACGTCTTTTACCCAGGGAGATACTGTGTATAAACAAGGCGTGCATCAGTGTCATTTCGATTACTGTCCTGCCAGGCGCCTGACTGTTACTAAGATGTCACCACGAGATATGCGAGGTCGGGACTTTGGGTCTGAATATATCTAAAGATAGCAAGATCCTGCCGCTGGCTTTGCCTAATGCAATGCGTGCAGAGATAGAGAGATTAATAGAGCAGGATTTTGATACTCTCGCCCAGTTTATAAAACGTGCGGCTTTGAAAGAAATCCAGGTTAAGCGCAAACAACGAGGCGAACCCGCCTTTGTTCTTCCGGCTATCTACGCCCGCTCTACAAAAGGAAACTCGCTTAAGTCTCTTAAGCCCAAGCACCCAACCCTCTCGGAGTAAATTCATGAATGCCCTAGACTTAGCCGCGCTTATCCACGCTATCAAAGAAGAAAGAGATCGCCATATAAGTTCGTTACTGCGCCAAGCAGGAGCTCGTGACTGGCGCCACGTAGCTGACTTAGCGACGGCTTTATATGGCTTCGAGACAAAACTGGAATTACTAGAAGGAGAACTATTCCGTGGCCCATGTACTAAATCCCCCACCCGAAGTGGGAATGATTGTGAAATATCTGTGGCGTCATTCCCCGGAAACACCGTTAATATCTCTGGCGGCCGTGATCGCCTGGGTGAACGAAGACGGGACCGTGAATCTGACGTATCTCGATCCGGGGGGCTTCTGGCACACCGAGAGGAAAGTCAAACAAGGCACCACGGAGAAAACCTGGGATCATCGAACCCAGAATCTCAAAGCTAAATCATTGACACCGTAGTGTTTTGAGATACACTTATAGGCGAGTCATGTTCTGTATGCCGCGCAGAGAGCCGTTCTTCCCGGGCGGCTTTTTGCATACACGAGATATATAATATATATGAGATCAAACAAACAAGTATTGGCCATGATAGACGAACTGGCGCACCATGCTAATACTATTACTGACCCTAAATCGCCAGAGATAGCCGCTTTGCTTGGCGGCATAGGCATCTTGCAATGGGTCTTGGGCGACAAGCAGTTTCTCAAATACGAATCGAGAATAAGAGAAATGACAGCGGAGGCACAGGCACTTGACGCAATCAGAAGATCTGCACAGGGAACAGGTGGTGATGCTTCTGACCTGGTATCACAGGTATCAGGAGCTAGTGGCGAAAGCGCTGGGAATTGATAGCTCTATGTTTAAAAACGGAGTCTCCCGGTTTAATCCACCAGTAATTCAACCTAAGTCTAAAGAAGCACCGGAACAGACTATGGCACTACTTAAATTTAACGACTATCAAGAGGCAGTGCGCCGGGGAAAAATCCCAAATGGGCATAGATACATACCCATTATAGGGATGCCTGCTGATCAGCCCGAATCTTACGAATGCGCAGCTTGTAAACAAACACCAGCCCAAATGATGATGAGGTCCACAGATGAGCGTGTCTTCTGCACGAAAGCGTTGGAAAAAGCAAAGCTGGCTGAGAAAAAAGCCAAGGCGGCTCGCTTAAAACACGAAGAGGCTAAGCGAAAAGCCGAAGAAGAAAGAAGAAAGAAAGAAGATACCTTAGATGGGTTACTAGAAATCATGATGCAACCAGGAGGGAGAGACACTCTACTATGACCGAGATACTTTATATCGAGATAATCTTAACTATCCAGGTGATAATCGCTGCTGCGTGTATCTTCGATATCGAAAGAACACGCAGATTAATCAGGCAAGACCAAAAAGAACTTACTGAGATCAAACAGAAAGCCACTGAACGAATGAACCAGGCGGTGCAGAACTTCCAGGCTAGCACTCAGGCTCTATTCGGTAGCATCGGTATGAAAACCCCAAGTAATATAGAGAGCAAGCTAAACAACTTATTCGGTGGTAAGTAATGTCCGACATCATGTCCAGTAATCTTTTGCATTGCTGCATCGAGACCTGTCTAAATTTCGATAAACAATACCCAGAGTTACTCTCAGGCCCTGGGAATTTCATTCGGTGTATTCACTGTACTGAGATTTATATAGTCAAGTCGAAGCCAGGCGTATGGGAATACATGCCAGCCTGGGTAAGACCTAAGAAAAACCAGGCCTTGAACCAGAAAGACTGGGAAGAAGCCCAAAAGAAATGGCACCAGAAGCTGGTCAATGAAGTTTAATCTCCCGATAAATATCCGTGTGATATATCTAGATACGATAGGGTCGTGAAAAGCCCCGTCCTCCAGTGAGTTAACCCCCCTAGCTTGTCCCTGGGGGGGTTGTCTTTTAGTTCGGACCTGATATTATTTGCGAATCCAACTCTGTCCTGTGTGTTTGTTCAATCGGAATCCCAGTGGCGTCCCCTGCCACCCCTGGCTATGCCAGAGATAAGTGGAGAGCCTGCTCGGGGCACCGGGCTTTAGATGCCGGAACTGGTAATACAGTGAATTGGGTGCAAATCCTAAGTCTGGCTCCATGCCCCGGAAGGTGTCAAAGCTTCCCGGGGCGCCATTTTTATGGGGTCTTTAGCTCAGAAGTTCCGATCCCCCAATTTATATACAGCCTAGATCTCCTGCCGATATCGTCATCCTAATCGGCCTCCAGAGCGGGTACTGCATGAAATACTTACCCTGGGATTTAGCTATCGGTTCTGTGGCTATAGCTGTGAAGCCGAGATTATCGTCAGGCTCGTCTATAAGAACGTACGCGATATTTCTCTTCTGGCAAGTTTCTTCAATTTTGACCAGTTCAGCAACATCTGGAACCGTGCAGAATGCGAGATGGGGTTTAGTATTTTTGTCCGCGTATTGGGCTCCAGCTTCAATGCCCGCGTGTATAGCCTGACATACTTGATCTTGAACAGGCATATCAATTCTGGTGAACACGTATACATATCTGGTTTCTTCTGCGGCACTTGTCATACAGATCCTCGTAGGTTAATCTAAGCTTCTGTAGGTTACTAAGATACGGTAGCAATGACAAGAAAAAAAGGGCCGAATAAAACTCCGCATGTAATCAGGATAGACGATGAAGACTGGCAATTGCTTCAAGACGAATCCGATTCTATCTCGATTAGAGAGAAGTCTATTATCACAGGGTCTGAGCTAGTCAGGAGAGCGGTGGCTAATTACTGCAATGTCCTGCGCGAGAGGTTAGGCCATGCTGATATTACCTAAGGGTTATCAAACCTGGAAAGACCTACACGATAAATACACACCCGGCCGACACGATGGCCGCAAATTACCGCACGAAACTGGGTATCGTGTAGAGAAACAGGATAGTAATGAGCCGACCAGGGAACAACTCAGGTATGAGTTGCCTAACTGGTTCTGTGTCGATTGCGAGTCTGTCGTTGTTCCAACCAACAATGACGCATTCTGCATACATATGGCGCACGAATCCTATCCTGGGCTCGATATTAAAAAAGGCCAGGCGTTTGCCTATTACATATGCGAGCCGTGCATACACGAAGCCATCTGGGGTAAAGCGAGAATCTGGACTCCAGGCGTATCGAGACAGGCTACGCAACAGGCTCAGCGAGAATCTATTGCTATCAGATTCTTGCAATCGTTATCACCTGACGACCGGGAATATATCACCGTCAAACACCACGCCACCGTTAGAGACGAGCAAGCAGCCCTGCCAACCCCAACGGTCTCAAATGCGGCCCCCGAGCTATGACCGAAGAGATCTTACAAGATGGTTCCTCCGAGAGTTCTATCCCGGTTTCAAAGCCGTTTGTGTCGAAGAACCGCTTCCGAAACTCAAAGAAAAGCTCGATCTCGGATCGGCTTTTACCGTCGCTATCGAGAACCGCGGTGGGAGCGGGACCGGGCGTTGGCAAATTGCGCTATATTCGACCGAACGATTATCTACGCAACCCGAGTTCGTGCTGGAAATTCCCGCCCCTAGATGAAGTTCTAGAAGACTTCCAGATATGCTGCGGCAATCTAGATGTCTATCTAGAAGTAGCCACTAAGGGCGAAACGCATCTATACGAGAGATTTCTTTTCGACTTACTAGCCCTGCTTAAAACCAGTCCGACGCACCACGAAAGGTTTAAAGACCTACTCGGTGCGTCACAGGAAACCAGGACTTATCGAATAAGACTATTAGCGCTAGAAGCTTTAGAAAGATCTATCAAGTCTAACAACGTGTCGCCACAAATGATCAAGCTAGGACTTGAAGCAAAGCTGGCACCAGCCGCGCCAGTGATACCAGCCGCCAAGACTCCAGAGGCGACACCAGTGTCAACCTCTCTGGATGCTTACTTGCTCTCGCTTGAGAATGACAATAGCGAAGAAGGGCAGACCTGAGGTAATCACTCAGGCTGAACTCCAGGTTATCCAAAAAGTACGCGGTAGCGCCAGGTCTAATCGGCGTAAGTTTATCGAGACGTTCTTGTATATCAAGAATAAAGATAGACAGATGCAGCGCTTGAGTTTTAATCCATCACAGGAAGTTGCCTGGAAATATATCGAAGAAGAACTAGCCGCTGACCATGCAGCTAGATTGATATTTCTCAAAGGTAGACAAGTTGGTATGACCACGCTGACTGCCGGATTGGTATTTAGCGAAGTCTACAATAACGACAATACCGATGCGATTGTGATGGCGCACCTGAAAGAGCGGACGATGAAGCTTTTCCAGATGTATCACTTGATGCTGAAGAATCTGCCAGTGGAGTTACAACTTCCACTAAGCCGCAGTTCACGCATGGAACTCGTATGGGAACACACCAACTCTGGGATATCACTAGCCACAGCCGGAACAACTTCCTTCGGGCGCGGCGGCACAGTACCCATAGTTCATGCTTCAGAAGGAGCCTACTACGGATCTCTATATGAAACTCTCGGCGCATTGGAACCCTCCATCCCGGACAGACCAGG